AATAACATTGTTTCTAAACAGTGGACGATTCTTCAAAGCTCTAAGTTGTGTAGAGCTAAGCTTGTGACGCTCAATAATGTATTGAGCTTCTTCCATGTTAGTAGCATCAGGATCAGGATAGAAGTTCCAAATAGAAACATGTGATGTTTCTGGTACTGTCTTCATCTGTGGTGTATATGTACCTTCTTCATCCCAGTTTGGATATTCCTTTGTCTTAGCAAACGGGCCTTTCATGATGCCTGTACCAAACAAAGCCATCTCAAAAGCTGTAGAGCGAAGATGTTTGTTAGCACCACTCTCATCCAACTGGTCATGTATTTTCTTTTCCATCTTTTTAGCTGCAACCATTGCAGGATGGAATGTAATGGAAGTAGGAGTTACACCCGGACCTTCTTTAAGATTCTTAACATCTTTAAGCTGGTCTTTAAATGGACCAAGACGATCCATAAGAGTTGTTAATGTAGCACCGGGAGGCAAGTCTTTACCATCACCTTTGTAACCAAAAGGAGAAGCCATCTCAGGCTCAGCTTCTTCTGGGGCTTTAGGATCTATATGTGCTGAATCTACTACACCTTCTGGTAATACCGTGGGATCAACACTAAGAGGAAACTTATTGTTAGCAAATAACACATCAGTGATTTGACCATATGCTGCAAGCACCTTAGTCTTTGTCACTTTAATAAACACACGAGACTTTTCTGTCTCTGTAAATTTAACATCTGGTCCATAAAGACCACGATAGTTTCTATAAGCCCTCAGCCAACGCTGTTCGTCTTGTCTACGACTCTCTTCACTCTTGGTGTATCTTTCGTTTAGAAAACTCAAGAGACTATCACCAGCAAATGGTGTAAGTTCACCTTCTTTTTTGTCTTCTAAACCAACGGACTTAGCATCCATAAAATTGTTTTGCGCCATAAATACCCTTTAATACCCAAATGTGGGGTCTGCCATCTTCATCCCAGAACCAGCAGAATTTAATGGATTGTAATCGAACAAACTACTTCTAGGTCTGCTCATCACACCATAACGAATAGCATCATATAAGTGATCTTCAGCTTTAGTATCAATATCCTCTGGGTTTTTCTTGTCCAAAGGTATGATGGGTAGCTGAGCAATCGTATTTACACAGTTGCTTGTTATAACTAGTCTTGGTTGTTCTGTAAAGGGGTCAAGCTGTAGTCTTCTATGCAGCTCATTCTTACCAGACACCCTACTTCCAGCACTTCTATCCGCTGGCCTCCACCTACAACCCTCTGCAATCATCTGTTCTGCCAGTGATGGACCTGTATCACCACGCTTATGCCAACAACTACTGTCCAATACACCATATCTCATAGGGCCATCGTTCTCTTCAGCCCTCATTACCAAGTGAGCGAGGTCTTTGGCAAGTACTTTGCTAACATATAGCTCACGATATATGACCAACTGTTCACTGGGAGAGACAGCAAACCACACAACAGCACTATAACTACCATATCCATAATCACAAGCCCTAAATTTAGTCCAATTACTTGGGATGTGGAACGGTTCCACTACATGAATCTGTCTATTAAACTCAGGAAACGCTGCACCTTCAGCAATATCCCAATTACCCTCTAACAATTGCTTCCTTTGATGCTCAGGAAGAGACAACAACATTGTCTCATAGTCACCTGTCTGCATCAAGTAGGGGTTATCCGTCAACATAGCAGGGATAAACCTACGCTTAAACAGTGGCTGCCCCTCTTTACTGTGTCCTTTTGGATACACTAAAGGTTTAGAAGTCTCAATATCTGTTGCATCAAACGCTTTTCCTGCTGGAGAAGGATCAATAAACATCTTCTTCACCCAAGCATGACCCGGACCACCCGGATTTGTTGTAGCTCTCATGAAGATTGGTAGGTCTGCTGCTGCTGTACGCAGACGAGAACGCATATAGTTCCACGGAAATGGTGTATGCCACTGCGTCAACTCATCAAAACCAATCCAGCTAAACGCCAAACCCTGATATCTCAATACGTCTTCATCTCTATCAAGGTAAGACATCCATAGTCTAGCCCCTGATGGTGCTTCCCACTGCATCTTTCTCTCACTCCACTTGATGCCGGGGTAAATCTTTGGATAAAGCTCTTGGCTTTTCCAGATGAGTTCTCGAAGTTCCTCTGTCGTGTGACGCAGAAGCAACCCAGAAAACTGCGGATGCACCATATACCTAAGAGGATCTGCAAGCATGGCATAACTTTTACCACCACCAGCAGCCCCACCATACAACACTTCCCTCTCTGAAGATGCTAAGAAGAATGTTTGAGGCCCCGGATTGGGCTTAAACAACACTTCTCTCTCATCAGCTATTGGAAGCTGTGTCTCCTCCGAGCTTGCTATCGATATATTGGGTGAGCTTGCTGTAGCTTTCTGACTCGAAGTATCCGGTTTGGTCTTCTTTGCCGAGCCTCTTTTCGTACCTCTGCGCTTGCTCAAGGGCTTTTTGGAGCCTTCGGGCAAGGTTGCGGTAAGTAGTGGATTTATATCCGTGTTTTCGCTCACTCTTTATTCTCTTTAAAAGTCCAACATGACTAATCTCTCTGCCACTCACCTTAGTCAACCAAGCAGCTACCTGCCTAGAAGGATATTGTTTTAGATGCTTCTTAGCTTTTTCTAACGCTTCAAGCTCTGCAGGTATTGGCTGCAAGAGGTCAGGATCTGTTTCATCTTGTCGGTAACCAAAAGGTATAGTTCTACCAATCTTTGGTATGGGTACATATGTTTCCTTATCTTTAGGCTGTGGAAGTATCCAAGCCCCTAAGTCTCTCTCACTCACTCTTATCTTTGGCAGGTAAAATCATAATGCCAGATGGAGTTTCAATCTGAACCTTATCTGTTTTTACCAAGCCAGCCCTGTCTAACAAATCCTTAGCAGCATTGAGCTTCTCTTTCAAGCCTAGCTCTGTAGGATCGGCAATGCCACTAACAACAGCCATAGCTGCTCTAGGGGCGTTCATGGCGATGTAAAGCTGTGTAGCCTCAATCACTTCTTCCTTCAAGACATCCATGATTGCTTTAGTGTTGTAGCCTTCGCTGTAGCCAGCAAGCTTCCTTGCTGTTACAGGATTGCCTCCAGCTTCAGCAAATAACACCTCAATGAATTTTTTCTGTTGTTCTGTTAGTTCTCTTTTAGCCATAGTGTTTCCTTATACTCTAGTTGCTGGATCAAAATATTCTTCAACAGACACTGTTGCATCCATTGTGCTGCCAGCCTCAGGAGTGATGTGTAAATAATCACCAGCATTAAGAACAAGATAGGCTTGGTCAAGCTTAAAGAAGTTATGTGAAGACACTACATATCCACCAACTATAACGTAGGAGAGTCCTGTAGAGGTGTCATGCCAATCTATCCGTATTGTCTTATTACCACTTGTATTGTTACAAACAAATAGCAACTCCACTTTAGCAGTGAAGTTGTTAGGACAAGTATAGACAGTGTTGGCAGTACCTGCTGTCAGGTTTGTACCAACACTTCTAAATCTAGAAGCTCTTGTACTATCTATCATTTCTTCTTAGGCTTCACTTTAGCTTCAGACAATGCAATGGCAATGGCTTGCTTGGGGGATGTAACAACTTTACCACCTTTACCAGAATGTAAAGACTTGTCCTTATATTCACCCATCACCTTAGCAATCTTAGCTGTTTGTTTTTTAGTAGCCATTAGTCTTCGCTTTCAAACTCTTTAAGTTCCCATGCTGTACATACCCGTAGGCTATGACAGATAAATTCAAATTTGTGGCAATAGCCTCTACCACCAGCAGCAGTATCAAAGCTATTACGAGGAATGGTATCCATCATAAATAACATCTCTGGTGTGTTGTTAAAGTATTCACAATTGGAACAGCGTTTACGTCTTGCTTCAGACTCATCACACTGCCATGTCTCTGCCATGTCTTTCCAATATTCTGGAGTGCTGTCAGGCTCATCAGAGGGATTGTCCTTAGGACCAAGCTTCCAATATTTAATAGTGTGCTCAGTGTTTGTCTTGTTCTCCTCAGGAGTAACAATGGGATAACATCCCTCAAACATATCAGGAGCCATTAAGCCTTTCATAATTAGCACTTACCTTTCTTAGCCATACCACCTTTGTTCATGGCTGTCTTACCCTTAGGCTTACCAACACCAATCATAATAGCTACCATAGGCTTACCACCTTTAACAGCACCACCCTTAGCCATCATTGGTTTTTTCTCTGGCATAGCATAACCACCACCCATCATCTTCTTCTCTTTGTTAGTGGCTGTACGGCTACCTCTTACAGGCATACCACCATACATCATCTTCTTTTCAGGAGTGGCAGGAGCTTTCTTTGTATTTTCAAAAGCCTTACGCTCCAGCTCATTGGCCCTGTCCAAGTAGGTGTTACGCACCTCTTGAGGAACAGCAGTGTCCTTAGCCTTCTCACGGTACATCTTAACTTTTTCTGCATCGGTAGCCATAGTTTCTCCTTTTAGTTACCACTTAACCTTGTCTGCCCAATATGCAGCAGACATCTTACCCTTGTTAATATTCTCAGCATGACGAGCTTTGAAGCTCTTCTGCCTAGCTTTCTCTTTCGGTGTGTCTGGACTAGCACCAGCACCACTAACACCCTGCTGTCCAAACCTAATTAGCTTCACTGTATCACCATCTTTGGCTAACACAGCATGACTCTTCGTAGGATGTTTCGGTGTAGCCTTAGGCTTGTTATACCCGCTAAACTCTTCACTGCCTCTTTTAATCATCTGAATTTGCTCACTTTCTTAGCAATGGCCTTAGGCTGTTTAACAAACTGTTTGCCTTCTTTATTACCACTAGCTTTAGCTTTATTGGTTGCAGCCTTCTCAGCAGGAGACAAAGACTTCCAAGCAGCTTCAGGAAGATAACGCTTCTTCCCCTTAGAAGGACCACCATCACTGGTAGTCCATTTCTGCTCTGTCCATTCTTTTAAAGACTTCTGAGAAGCTTTCATTTATAACCACCACCCTTAGCTTTATATAGCTTAGCAACAAGCTGTGCCTTCCTAGCACTCCATTCACCAGCATCACCACCTTTAGTTCCAGCTTTCACACTAGCAACTAATGCCTTACGCATTGTAGGCTTAGTGTAGTTGCCAGCAGCATTAACAGTGCTTTTCTTTGTTGCCATGTTGTTTCTTTCTTGGTAGGTGTCTATGCTCTTTCCATCCCTCAGCTCTCATAGCTTCTTCAACTCTGTCTAAGGGAAATACATATCCTGTACTTTTCTCTAACGCTGCCCTAACATAATAGACATCACTGTGGAATAAATGCATTTTGTCTACATAGCCCCTGTGTAATGCCAATGAAGCCTGTGTAAATACACTGTAGGGATATGTGTTTGTTAAGCCTCTGTCTTCTAGGTCTTGTCTGGTGTATAAGTTCATAATGCTTCATGCTAACACACTTTGTAACAATAACACAAGCATAGCCTAGCTAAGGTGGTATGGTAGCATTTATTGCTACACATAACAACCTATCCCAATGTATGTCTATAGTGTTGACGGTAGAAGTCCTGTGAAGAAACAACTACCATTACTTGTAGAACTATCTGTACATATCACATAGTGAAATACAGCTACCTACCACTAATATCTAGAACATACACCTAGAAAGCCCATAAGGGATGTGTTCATCTATGGCTGTTGTTAGCCCACCCTTTTAGCAACAGCTTTTAACAAGTACCCACATCAAGTCTAGTCTGGTCAGTGTAAGGTGTTACCACTGCCAGTATTCAGAGCAAGAACAACACAGTGGCCCCTATGTCGTTCCCTCCGAGTCTTTTCTCTTCAGCAGCCGATTGCAAGCTCGTTTCTTTACCCGTAGCCGGAAGGTAGCCTATACTTTTTCTTCGTATCGCCTGTATGTCAAATGCATACATGGTGCAGGTAGTGGTAGTTTTACACACATTAAAAACAATGTCAAGCTTTTCTTATGGAAAGAATGAAATATGTTGTACCTCCCTAGCCTCTGGTCCATGTGGGGGTGTACCTATAGGTTGCTGTTTAAGTATCTAATCTGAACTTTTAAGTATCAAGTGCATGAAACTTCAATGAGAGTTGTTATCATCTATGTAGCCAGCTAGCACTAGCGTGTACACATCTATTTTGTTTAACATACTAAACATTTCCTATGCTAGGGTGTACACATCTCTGTGAAGTTGACGGTGCAAATCGGTGCAGTTGATCTGTCCCTAATTATTTCTATGGCGGTGTGGACGCTGCTGTAAACCAGCCTTGGTTAACAAGTCTATTTTTCCTGATTTTTGTACGAGGCCATATATAATAGCGCCCCACCCCCCACTGGCCCCCGCCCGCCCCAGCCTTGTAGCCCTGCGCCCGCACACAACGAAGTGGTGCATGCCGAATCTTTGAGTGTATCAAAGATCAAGAATGCATTCAACTCAAGAATAAAGAATCTTCAATGAATTCAATGACTTAGAAGACAATTGAAAACTGATTCAAAATCGGTTATCAATGTCAAAAAACGGAAAATAGTTGCCTATTTTTTAAGCATAACCCCGATGAATGAAGGGTGGTA